CGGTTGAACTATTGCCAAAAGGTTTTGAACAAAGAAGTTGAGGATGAACAGTATTTTATTTTCATATGCAAGGCAGACAATCCGGATGATTACACGAATCCGATTGAACACGAAAAAGCTAATCCAAATTATAATGTCACAATCCGTGCTGCCGATATTATGGCAGATGCAATGCAAGCACAAAATGACCCTTCAGCCCGTGATGAATTTTTAAATAAATCATTGAACATTTACACCAACACAATGAGCAGTTATTTCAACATGGCTGAAGTTCAAATAAGTGATGAAGCAGCAAACAAAGAACTTGAAGCAAAACTTGGTGGACCGGTGACACTGGAAGCATTGGCAAAGCTGCCGGTGCAATGGTTTGGCGGTGCCGACTTATCCAAAATGTTTGACTTGACCGGCGCTTGTATTTATGGGCGCTATGAAGAAATTGATATTACTATCACACACGGCTTTATTCCGGTAACACAAGCAAAAGCAAAAGCTGAAGAAGATAACATTCCCTTCTTTTGGTGGGAAGAACAAGGTTGGTTGACCATGACCAACAGCGAACTTGTGGACTATGAAGAAGTTGTGAAATGGTTCAAGAAAATGAAAGAAATGGGTTTTAAAGTGAAAGCTGTTGCCTTTGATAAATATAACAGCCGTGATTTTGTCCGGAGCATGGAGCGGCAGAAATTCCGGATGGAAGAAGCAGGGCAGCAATTTTGGAAGAAATCTGAAGCTTTCAGGGAGATAGAGCGCAAAATAAAATCAAAGCAGTTCACCTATTTGCAATCAAAAGCTTTTGAATATTGTATTTCCAATGTCAAAGCAAATGAAGATGCTGAAGAACGTGTTCGCTTTGAAAAAGTTGGTGACAATTTCCGGATTGACTTATTCGATGCAACGGTTGTTGCCGTGAAGCAAGCGATTATTGCAAGGGACAAAAAGACCAAGCTAAACACATGGTTATAAAAGGAGGTGAAAGCGTGGGCTTATTCTCAAAGAAAACACGGCAGCTTAAAAAGCGCCAATATGACCCTGTTCAAGTTTGGTTGACCGGTGAGAATACAGAAAATATTCTGCTGCCTGCCGGCTTCACACCGGTAACAAAAAACGAGGAAGTTAGAAAATGTATTCACAAGATTGCCGATTTGGTCAGCAGCATGACAATTATGTTAATGCAAAACGGTGAAACCGGTGATAAGCGTTTAAAAAATGCACTTTCAAAAAAGATTGATGTGTATCCGAATCACCATATGATAAGGAAAAACTTCATTTATAGAATTGTCAGCGATATGATAACCAACGGCAACAGCGTGGTTTTGCCTGTTGTCAAAGGTGGGCTGCTTGACAATCTTATTATTTGGGAAGCAAGACAGTGTTCTTTTAGGGGCGATGATGAAACTTATGAAATCCAATATAAGCTTCAAACATTCAAGCCGGATGAAGTGCTGCATTTTGTTTTGGTGCCTGATGATGAATTTTGTTATAGAGGTGTTGGCTTCATTCCGGTTGTCAAAGATGCAATTGCAAATATTGTTCAAGCCAATGCAACCAAGACCGGATTTTTGCAAAGCAAATGGCGACCTTCTTTAATTATAAAAGTTGAATCAGATGCAGAAGGAATGCAGATAAAAGAAGAACGTGAAAAAATACTTAATTCTTATGTTGGTGACACGGCAGCCGGCGAACCGTGGATTGTTCCGGCAAGTGAAATTGATGTAAAGGAAATCAAGCCTTTAAGCCTTCAGGATTTAGCGATTCAAGACGGTTTGCAGCTTGACAAAAGGGCGGTTGCTGCTGCCTTTGGTGTTCCGGCTTATATGTTAGGGGTTGGAACCTTCAGCAAAGATGAATATAACAATTTTATCAGCAGCGTGATTATGCCGATTGCAAAAGTAATTGAACAGGAATTAAGTAAAAAAATCACTTATGCGCCGGATTGGTATTTTAAATTCAACCCTAAAACACTTTATCAATATGACCTTGCAGAACTAACAACACATGTGAAAGAAATGGTGAATGCAGGGATGGTGAACCGGAATGAAGGAAGGAATTATTTTGACCTTTCACCGGTTGAAGGGCTTGATGAATTTGTTGTTTTAGAAAATTATATTCCGCTTGACCAAGTGGGAAATCAAAACAAGTTAAACAATCCGGCACCGGCAGACAATCAGCCGCCGCCGAACAATGAAGGAGGTGATAACAACAATGCACAACCGGACAGCGGAAGCCAAGCGTGATTTCAGAACAAAATTTGAAGTAACAAGGCAAGCTGAAAACAATAATGATTTTGTCATAGAAGGCTATTTTGCACTTTATGAACAAGAAACTGAATTGTTTGATGGTATTTATGAAATCATTACTAAGGGAGCCTTTGACAATACTTTAAATAATGATATCAGGGCGCTTTGGAATCATAACACACAATTTGTTTTAGGCAGGAACAAAAGCGGAACACTAGAAATGAAGCTTGATGACAAAGGACTTTATGCAACAGTAAGAATGCCCAAAACACAATATGCCCAAGATTTATATGAATTGGTGCAGCGTGGCGATGTGGACCAAGCAAGCTTTGGTTTTAACATATTGGCTGAAGATTTAGAGGAACTTGCAAGCGGCGGTTATAGATGGCGAATCAATCAAATTGATTTGCATGAAATTTCTGTTGTCACTTTTCCTGCATACGAAAATACTTCAGTTCAAGCAAGAGCAAAACAAGTTGAGCAGCTTCAGCAAAGAAAGCTTGACACCAAAAAACAAGAACTTTCAAAACGATTGGAGAGATTTAAAAAATGTTAAAGCAATTGAAGATTCAAAAGGCTTTAGAACTTAAGCGCCAAAAGCTTCAAGACCTTGAAACAAAGGCGGCTGAAATTTTAAAGCGGAGTGAAACCGCAACGGCTGCTTTGGCTGAAGCTGCCAATGAAGAAGATTTGAATTTGCTTGAAACTGAAATTCAAGATATTGAAAAAGAGCAAACAGATTTAGACAACGAAAAGAAAACTGTTGAACAGGAAATTGCAGACCTTGAAACAGAACTTGAAGATGTAAACGAACGAGCAAGTAAGGCTGCAAAAGAAATTCAGACAAGAGAAAAAGGAGCCAAGACAATGAAAGATATTAACCGCCTTGAAGTTAGAGAATTATTGAAAAACGGCGAATACTACAAGCGCCAAGATGTTGTAGATTTTTATGAGCAATTTAAAAATTTACGAGCAGTAACAGGCGGCGAACTAACAATTCCTGAAGTTATTGTGAACAGAATTATGGAAATCTTGGGCGATTATTCAACACTTTATCCTTTAGTTGATAAAATCCGTGTCAAAGGAACAACAAGAATCATCATTGACACCGACACAACACCGGCAACTTGGGTTGAACAAAATGCTGCACTTCCAATTGGCGATGTTGGAACAATGGCAACAATTGACTTTGACGGCTTCAAGGTTGGCAAAGTAACTTTTGTTGATAACTATTTATTACAAGATTCCGTGATTAATCTTGATACTTATGTAAGCCAAAAAATTGCAAGAGCAATTGCACTTGCACTTGATATTGCTATTCTTAACGGTACAGGAGCAGCAGGCAAACAACCAACAGGAATCATTCCAACAATTCCTGCCGGCAATCAAGTAAGTGTTGCTTCCAATGCAGCACTTGTTGAATTTGTCAAGCCGATTGGTTTAATTGACACCGGTGTTGATTCTGTTGGGGAAATCATTGCTGTTATGAAGCGTTCAACATATTACAATCATTTCTTAGAGTTTTCTATCAATGTAGATGGAAACGGCAATGTTGTTGGCAGATTGCCGAACCTAACAAGACCTGATATTTTAGGAATCCGTGTTGTGTTCAATAACAGCATGGCAGAAGATGAAGTTCTTTATGGCGATTTCCAACAATACACACTTGTAGAACGTGAAAATATTGCTGTTGATTCTTCAGACCAAGTTCGCTTTGTTGAGGACCAAATGGCATTTCGTGGAAAAGGGCGCTTTGATGGAAAGCCAACAAAAGCAGAAGCTTTTGCTTTGGTTACTATCACAGCAGCGGTTTAATAAATGGCACCGGTTGGAATCAAATGTTTATTGACAGATTTAAGGACCGGTGAAGCTTTTGTGATTCCTTCCATTGCAAGAGCAAGAAAATTTATGAATGTGAACAGCAATATCATTTATGGGCGGTTAGCTGTTGAAGAACCGCTAATAATAAATGGGTACAAACTAGAAAAATTAACGGAGGTTTGAAAATGTCTAATTATACAGTGATTCACGCTTTCACCGATAAAACAAACGGCGCACAATATGAGGTTGGTCAAACTTATGAAGCGCAAAGTGAACAACGTGCAAAAGAACTTGAACAGGGCGGCTATATTGCTGCACAAGGCAGTCAACAAGCGCAATCTGCACAAATGGAAAGCAAAGCTGCACAAGCAAATGCACAAGGGCTTGCACAAGCACATGAACAAGCTGCAAAAGCGATTGAGCCAAAAACGGTTGTCAATGGGAAGGTTGTTTCTCTTAAAGCTGCCCAAGCTGCTGAAGCTTATTTTGAAGCCAACAACACAACAACAGGTGTTCAAGCGCATCATGATAATACTACTGAAGCAGTACCGGCAGGGCAAATTGCACAACAAGGACAACAAGCGATGAACCAACAGCAAATGAACCAAGCAACCGGCGCTGCTGTTCGCCAAGCTAATGTGCAAAGCAGCCAAGCACATCTTGAAGAAGCTTTAAGCCGCAGCACAAGCACGGCAGAAGCAGGCAGAGCGCAAATGTATAACCAAGGTGAAAATGAATTTACAAAAAGCCTACAATCTGCACAAAACACAAATGCACAAGGAACAGCGCAACAATCACAACAAGCTGCCCAAGCTGCTGCAATGAGAGCAGAACAAACGAATCCTGCTGCTGCTGAAGCTGAAGAAGCTGCTTTAAATTCAAAAGCTGCTGCAAAAGCAAGAGCAAAAAAGGACAATCAATAATTGGATACTGTTTTAAATCTGCTGAAGATTGATTTGGGCATTACGCACAATTTGCGTGATGCCTTTTTGATTCCTTTGATTCAGGGCAGCCAAATTGAGATTGAAAAAAGAGGAATCACACTTGATTTGAAAAATACAGCAGACCAAATGCTTTTGTCTGATTATGCTGCTTGGTGTTATAGGAACCGCCAACAAGATGTGCCGCTTGCAAATAACATTCAGCACCGTTTAAGAAATCGAATCATTGAAGAAAGGATTGCAAAACAAGATGGTATCGTTTAAATCAAGCGTGGGCAATCCGCAAAATATTTCTTTAGATGATGTTGCTTATTTGATTTCAATCACAACAACAAAAGATGATTTAAATCAAGCAATCAGAAGTGAGAAGCCGGAAATGATTTTTTGCAGCCGGCTTTCAATCACAAGGGCTGAATTTAACACGGCAGGACAGCTTGGACATAAACCGGATATGATGCTTTTAGTTGATTCAGATTCTTATGATGATGAACAGCATCTTGATTATAACAACAAGCGCTTCAGCATTTATAAAACTTTTCGCCGGATTGATGGCTTCACGGAATTATATTGTGAGGTGAAAAGCGGTGACAACACCTGATAATTTAGCAGCAGAAATTCAAAGAGTGCTGCAAGGTTATGTTTCAGGAGTTTCAGAACAGATTGAAACAGACAAAAAAGAGGTTGCACAAGCTTTGGTGAAGGAATTAAAAACAAAAGGGCTTGGACCTTATAAAGATAGAACAAATGAATATCGAAAAGGTTGGCGGCTAAAAAGGAAAGGCAAAAAATACATTGTCCACAATGCAACAAACTATCAATTAACACACCTTTTGGAACATGGACACGCTAAAAGGGGCGGCGGCAGGGTGCCGGCTTATCCGCACATTGCACCGGCTGAAGAAAAACATGTTGCTGATTTTCTTGATAGAGTGGAAAGGGCTTTAAGACAATGACACTTTCAGAACTTAATTTAATCCTGCAAACAACCGGTTTTCCGGTTGCCTATTCTCATTTTGTCGAATCAGATAATGAACCGCTGCCGGCACCGCCGTTTATAACTTATTTGGTGCTTTATTCTTCAAACTTTTCTGCCGACAATGTGATTTACAAACAGTTTCAAAATTTACAAATTGAACTATACACGGATAGAAAAGATTTAGAAGCTGAAGCTATTGTTGAAGCGGTTTTGAATGATAATGAAATTCCTTTTGCAACAACTGAATCTTACATTGAATCAGAACAGCTATTTCAAAAAATTTATGAAGTGAGGTTGTAAAAATGCCTGAAAATAAAGTTGTCTTTGGTTTAAAAAATGCACATTATAGCGTTATCACTGAAGCTGATGATGGCACTTATACTTATGCAGCACCGGTTGCTTTGAAAGGCGCTGTTGAACTTGGACTTGATGCAAAAGGTGACACAAACGATTTTTATGCTGATGATGTTTTGTATTATACAACCGTAAGTAATCAAGGATATGAAGCAACCTTGACTGTTGCAAACTTAAGCCTTGATTTCAGGACTGATGTTTTGGGTGAAACACTTGATGCAACAGATTCAACGCTTTTAGAAAATAGTGCAATTCAACCAAGAAAAATTGCTTTTCTTTTTGAATTTGATGGTGATGTGAAGGCAACACGGCACGTTCTTTATAATTGCACAGTGAGCCGCCCAGGAATGTCAAGCGCAACAAAAACGGAATCAGCAGAAGTTAAAACACAAGAACTTACACTTGTTGCAGCACCAAGACCATATGACAGCAATGTAAAACGTTCCACAACAGTAGACACACCGGATACAATTTACAATGGTTGGTATACAGCAGTATACAATCCGGCAGGAGCATAAAAAGGCGGTTATAACATGGAAAAAACCATTCTGATTGATGGGCAAAAAGTAAGATTTAAAACAAACGGCGCAACCCCTTTGAGGTACAAAGCACAATTTGGCAAAGATTATTTCAAAGAAATTTTCAAGATGCTGCCTTTGACCCAAATAAATAAAAAAGATGTGAATCCGGCAGACCTTGAAGCTTTGGATTTTGAAGTTTTTTATAATATTGCATGGATAATGGCAAAAACAGCAGACCCAACCATTCCGGAACCTTTGGAATGGTTGGAACAATTTGATGAATTTCCGATTGCAGATATATTTCCGGAATTGCAAGAACTAATGCTTGCATCAATGCAAAGTTCAAAAAAAAACATGACAGCAACAGTGAAGGCAGCCAAGGTGAAGAAATAAGCACGGAATTATATCTTGTTTTATGTTATAAAGCAGGCTTGACCCTTGCAGATTTAGAAATCATGAACATTGTTATGTGCCTTGATTATGTTGAAGAATGGATTGAACAAAACAAGCCGGCAAAAGAGCGAAAAAGAAAAGCAACACAATCTGATTTTGATGCTTTTTAAAGGAGCGTGAAAGAATGGCTGATAGAATCAAAGGAATAACGGTTGAAATTGGCGGTGACACAACCGATTTAAGCGCTTCTTTGAAGGGCATCAATAATGAATCAAAAGCGATTGGAAAAGAACTTTCAGATGTGCAGCGCCTTTTAAAATTCAACCCTGATAATGCAGAACTATTGGCACAACGGCAAGAACTTTTAAATAGGCAAATTCAAAACACTTCACAACGCTTGGAACAATTAAGAAGTGTTGAACAGCAAGTGCAGCGGCAATTTGAAAGGGGCGATATTGGGGAAGAACAATTTCGAGCCTTTCAACGTGAATTAATTGCAACAGAAGGGCGCTTGCATCATTTTGAACGTGAAGCCCAAGGTACAAGCCGGAATGTGAAAGGCGCTTTTAAAGAATTGGGCAAAGGAATGGCAGGAGCAATTGGCGCTGCTGTTGCCGGTGCCGGTTTAAATGAAGTTATAAATAAATCACTTGAAACAGCGCACACGGAAACACTTATAAAAATTGGTGTTGATGTGCCGCCGGACCAAGTGGGCAAAGTGAATGAACTTGTAAACAGCATCAAAGCTTATGGTGTTGATGCAGAAGCAGCGCTTGAAGGAGTAAGGCGGCAATTTGCTTTAAATAAAAATGCAACAGCAGAAGAAAACAACGCAATTATAAAAAATGCTGCTTTGATTTCACAATCATATGCCGGAATTGATTTCACTGAATTAATTCAGGAAACAAACGAGATGGCAGGCAGCTTGGGAATGAGCCAACAGCAAGCTTTGGGCATGGTGAATGCCTTATTGAAAATGGGATTTCCGCCGGACCAGATAGATATTATTACAGAATACGGCGCACAACTTCAAAGAGCCGGTTATAATGCAAGCGAAATTCAAGCAATATTTGCTGCCGGAATTGATACCAAAAGTTGGAATATTGATAAGCTAATGGATGGAATCAAAGAAGGGCGAATAAGGCTTGCAGAGTTTGGCAATCAAGTTGATAAAACAACAGCCGGATTGATTAAAGGAACAGGGATTTCAACCAAGCAATTGCAAGAGTGGGGGCAAGCAGTAGCAGAAGGCGGCGATGGTGCAAAGGTTGCAATGGGTGAGGTTGCACTTTCACTTGGAAAAATAGGCGATGCAGACCAACGCAATGCTATTGGTGTTCGTTTGTTCGGAACCATGTGGGAAGATACCGGCGCAAAATTAACTGACACTTTACTTAATTATCAAAAACATGCCGGCGATGCAAAAAAGAATCAAGATTTGTTGAATCAATCAGCAAAAGCTTTTGATGCAGACCCTATGACGAAAATGAACAAAGCTTTAGGTGATATGCAAACAAAACTTGCACCTTTAATGACAATGGTTGCAGATTTTGTTTCAAAAATTGCTGATTGGGTTGAAAAGAATCCGCAATT